CATCGTCAAGCTTAGATAAAGCTTCACTTAGTGTTTCTTCGGCCATGTGATCTCACCTATGCTGCTTTAATATCGTCTGGATTAAGAATTGTTCCGATAACCTCATCATCGTTGATGATCCTAACTTCGTGATCATCCTCCAGGGAGAATCTGGCGCCTGCATAACGGCCAATGAGAACCCAATCGCCCTCTTTGCACCATGCTTCGCCGCCAAACTTATCGTGATCAAGGTAGGCCAAGGGGCCAACTTTCAGAACGTAACAAACAGATGTAGCAAGATTTTCCTTGCTTACTGTGGATTCAAGCAGCTGTATGCCGCCATCTGTTACACCTTTGCCTTTGTATGGAAGGACAAGAAGTCTCCATCCAGAGGGGTCAGGCATTCTTTCAACTAACGTCTTATCTAGCACAGACGGATCTAAAACCCGTTCTTGCTCACTCACATATGCATCCGTAATGGACGGTTTTGATGCGATGGAATCTAATGATAGATCACTCATCGAGGGGATCTCCTTCAATATGCAACGCTTCTTTCAACTCCTCACGAAGGGTGCGAAGCATTGATAACTCACCCATCGCGAATTTGTAGTCCTCCATATCTTTGATATTGCCAGAGGTAATGTAATCAACATGAGACTCCTCATATTGATCCAGTTTTTTATAGATATAAGCAGCGAGAGACAGTGAATCCATTTATCTAGGATAAACTCCCTCAATATAATTTTGATAAATCATGTTAAAGGGCCTTGCCTTGGTGCAACCATAACAGGCTCTGCATCAGGCTGCGGCTCTGGCATAGGGAAAGGAACTGTTTCGTAGATTGGGTCTGGCCTTGGCACATAGCTTGGGAAGAAATCTATTGGCATGGGTTGCGACTGGGCCAATCCTGCGTATGGCGCCATTGCAAACATAGGAGCTCGTTGCCCATAACCGCCAAACGTGCTGCTAGGTTGCTGCTGTTGCGGGCCCATAAACGAACCTTGATATGGATTTTGTTGCCCGCCAGCAAACGCAGCCAAATAAGGGTTGAAAGACTGCCCAACAATGTTTCTGGGAATCAAAGAATCTGGTGTGCCCACGGGCGATGTTGGTGGCCGATACCTGCCTTCAAACTTATCTGGCGGATCAGACGCAGGAGGCGTTGGCGCAGGTGCTGAAGTAGGTGCTGGTGCAGGTGCTGGCGCAGGCGTAGGTGCAGTGTACGTTAGCCTTGATGGCTTCCTTGCCTCCCAAGCTGCGATATCTTTGTCGTATTGTTCTTTTTTCTTCTTATACAAGACGCCTTTTCGACCTGTTGTCTGTGGCCTCATTGACGGAGGCTTAGGCTTGGATTCTAGCCAATCAATATAATCTGACTCAAAGGAACCGCCACCAGTTTGCTGTTGAGTCGGAGGTGGCGCGGGAGGCTGTGGCGCAGGTGTTTGTGGCGCAGGTGTTTGTGATTGAGTTTGCTGCTTGGGTGGTGTGTACCCTTTGTTTGCAGCAGCCCAATTCTTTTTGAATGTTTCACCGACCTCGGAACCTTTAACTGATGTGGGTATCGGTCCTGCAAACCCACCAATTGTGCCATAATAAGTGTCAGTTTCAGGATCGTATCTATCAAATACAGTAGTGCCGCTACTTACTCTTCCGCTTCCAGGTGTGCCCTCAAAACCACTGTAATCTCGCTTTGGAGGCTTATATTCAAACTTTTTGGCTGCAGTTTTCTTAGGCATATCGGGCATGCGTGTGCCTCGCTCCCCCAGTGGACCCAGTTGCGTGGGAACGCCGTTGATGATGGTGAGTGTAGGCGCAGCTTTTTTCTTAGGCGTAGTCCTGCTTGGAGTCATAGGCGCCTTCATTCGGCCTGAAGCAACCATCTGTTCAATTCTTTTGCGGACGCTTTCAGGGACATCCGCAGTGATGTTTATCTCAGGCGCTTTCTTTCTAGCGACAGGTTTCTTAACTGCAGGCTTTTTGCGCACAGGCTGCACAGCAGGTCTACGGCGAGCGACTGGCTTCGTCTTTTTAGCTGGCGCTTTTTTAGGCAAAGATTGTATTCGCTCCTGTATCTGCTTCATGATATCAGGAGGTATTGTTGGAGCAGACATCCTTCTTGTCGGAGCCTTTGGCTTAGGCGCAGGGCGAACACGGCGTCGAGCAGATGGTCTGCCCACAGGGGTTCTTCTGGTTCTATTGCCTACGCTACTTGATCTTCCGCCCATAATATTTATCTTTTAAGAAACTTAAGAACGTCTGCAAGGTCTGAAAATCTTCCTGAAGCAAGCCCCTTGGTATTAGGCCTAGCCATTTGAGATCGGTCTTGGCTACCAAACATTCCGCCCATCCTTTGTTGAAGCTGCATAAGAGATGGCATTTGAGGCGCCCTCCCACCAAACATACCTGGCATTTGAGGCGGACCACCGCCAAACATACCTGGCATTGGAGGTTGCCCTCCACCGAACATAGGCGGTCTGGGCCTTCCGGGTTGAAAACCTCCACCAAAGCCGCCACCGAATCCACCACCAAATCCACCGCCAAACATAGGCTGCTGAGGTTGATTAAACTGTTGTTGAGGAAAAGCTGGGCCTCCCATGCCGGGCATCTGCATACCGCCACCCATACCAGGGAAGTTTTGCTGTGGCATACCAAAACCGCCACCGAAGCCGCCACCGAACATGGGTTGTCTGGGCATGTCGGGCATGCGTGTGCCTCGCTGCCCCAGTGGGCCCAGTTGTGTGGGCACGCCGTTGATAATGGTGGGTGGAGGCATGCTTCCACCGAAGCCTCTACCAAAGCCTCCACCAAAGCCTCCACCGAAGCCTCCGCCGTACATGGAGCCACCCGGCCCTGCGGCACCTAATGGATTAGGGCCAAAGCCGGTTCCGCCAAGGGTGCCCATCATGGATGGTGGAGGTCGATTTGAGATTGGATTAGACTCATAAGCCCTATACATTGAAGACAGGTCGCCTGGAAACATGCTCATTAGTAGATCCCGCTGAACTTCTTGCCGCGAATCGCTGCGCCACCACCACGCATCTCACCTGCACCATAAGGAGCAGAAGAAGTAGGCGTGGCTACAGACTCGCTCTTTGCATAGTTCACGGTGCCTTGGTCTTTGATAGAAACGCTGCTATCGGTGACTTTAGGCTGGGGAAAACTCGTTTGACGCTTGATCATGACTTCTTGCCTTTTGGTGCTGATTTAGCTTTAGCTTTGGCCTTTGGAGCAGCTTTCTTTTTAGGTGCTGCCTTCTTTTCTGGTGCTGGTTTCGCAACTTCCTCAACCTTTTGTTCAACAGGTGCAGGCGTTGGTTCTTCACCAAGGCGCAGCCTTTCTTCTGCTTTGTTGACGGCCTTTTGAACTGCAGCCATCTTCTGTCTTACTGAACTCATTGTAAATCCCTCTTTTGATTTACCTTCTGAAAAAATCTTTCGTGATATTTTCTGCAGTTTTAGCCATTTGCGCAGATCTCTGCAAGCCTATTCGCTCACGAGCAACCTTGTCTTTCATAATTGCAAGCTCTTCTTGAAGGTCTAAACGATCCTCTGCTTGATCAGCGTTGTTATCTATGCGCTCTGCCTCAAGCTCGATACGCCTATCAGCTTCACTTGCTTTTCGCTGTAGATCCGCCTCTTTGATATCCAACTCTCTAGCTCTTAGCTCAACAAGCGGATCTTCAGGTTGTTGTTGAGGCGGCATGAGTTCTGGTGCTAACTGCTCTAGAAGTTGATTTGTAATCTGAGCGACCTTGTCTTCCATGATCGGCTGCATCTGTTGTTGCATCTGCATCATTTGCTGCTCGCCTTGCTGGGCCATCATGGGGTCCATCTGGAACTGCTGCTGCATTTGCTGCATTTGTTGCTGCATCTGCTGAATCTCTGGATCTTGTTGCGCCATCTCACGAGCCTTGAAGTCAACATGCTGGAATATATGCGCTTGAATCATAGCGGCCACAGGGCTTTGACCAGGAGGCATAGCGGCGACAATCGGCGACTTGAGAAGCGTTAGGTGCGCCTGTATGTGCGCATCGTGATCTTGATCTTCAAAAGCTTGTGCAGGCTGGCCTTGCAAGAAACCAGCGTTCTCCATGGCAGGTGACATTGGCTGTGGCTGCGGAGGTGGGGGCAGCAACTGCTCTATCTGCTGTACGCCCATCGCCTCATACAAACGACGATACGCCTCGTACATGCCCATCGGGCCATGGATTTCAGGAGCCCCTTGAACCATTTGCATCATCTCTTGAGCAAGCATGACACGTTGGCTCATGGAGAAAATGTTGGGGTCAGATACAGGAATGATGTCGATACGATCATCAAAGTCCTGCGGTAACAACTGCTGCTGACCACTGGCTATCTGATATGGATACGCCTGTATCGGTGACTCTTTGATCACTCTTGCCAGCAGATTGAACTCAATCTTTTGGCTGTAGTGCATGCGCTTGTGTATCGCGCTCATCACCTTAGTGCCGCGCTCAAGTAGCGCAATCGTAGTGCCGACAGGTGCTTGTTGATTACCGTCACCAACCTGCATGTCGCCCACAGAGGCAAAGCGACGGCCTGCATCAACCAACATGCCAAGCAACTGCAGCAAAGTACCGCTAGGTTCTTGGAAAGGCAGTGGCATCAACGCATCGCGCAAAGAACCACCAGGTGCGTCCATGTCTCTAAACTCACCGGGTTGCAGTGGCACATCGCTATCACGAATACGGATACCACGCGCCTTGAATCCTGCAGGCAGGTTTGCCAACGTACCAGCATCGATCAGCTGGCGCAGGATGGAGGTGGATGCCTGAGACAATCCACCAATCATGTGGGTCAGACCAAAACCATAAAAGCCAACACCTGGCAGAAACTTGTAATGCACAAAATAGTCAATGCGACGGCGCATAGCGTCCGTTTCGACATAGTTCCTGCGGATCGAAAGGATAGTGTTTTGCTTAGGGAGTAAAGTAACGATGTAGGGAAGCTTGATACCTGTGTCTTGGCCTTGCGCATCTTTGTCCTCAAATCCTGGTATATCTAGCTCAACATGAACTTCTAGCAGTTCAGCTTCATAATCGCTAGAACCACCTGAAGGCTTAACGCCCTGCAGTTCATCAATCTCTTCTTCAACGTCAGTCGATGAGTAAGACGTATCATCAGACTCGCCAGAGATCTTGGTCTTACGATAGAAACCTGTCTGCTGCAGCTTGCGCACTTCGTTCATCGACATGTCAATCACATGCGTGATACGCACAGCGTCATCAAGACTGGTGGTGCCGTATGGCACAATCAGCTTTTCAGATGGTATGAAACGAGAGACAGGGCGACCTAGTGACTGGTCAAAGTGAACCTTGCGAAACGCGCTGCCAGACAGCGGCAAATAAAACAACAGCTGATCAGTCTCAGGATCGTACTCTTTCATCTCCTGAGTGATCAGATAGTTCATGAATTCCTGAACACGAGCAGCCTGCAAACTGGTTTGTGGCGTAGCAAAACCAACCACCGTGGTCTTAACAGGACCACCAGCCGGTAACATTTCTTTGTACGCTTGTGCTTGAAACTGTGTAACAGACTCGGCAAGCAGCGGATGAATCACACCAGATGCGCCCTCAAAAGGCTCAGTGCGATCTTCAAACTTCATGCCTAAGAACTTCAGGCCTTCGGTGTATTGATCAATCCAGTCTTTGCGCGATGACTTATCGTCATCGATGTCAGACATCAAGTTTGAATAGATTCTGCCTAGATCGGCATCATCAATGATCTCAGCTAGGTTAGCGTTGAAAGGAACAGGCGCATCAGCCATGAGATCTTGTGCGCCAAACACCATCGTGCCATCGTCCATGATGGCGGCGTCTTCATCGTCCATGCCATCAAACATCAGATCTTCAGCAGAATCAGTGGCTACTTCGATCTCTTTGGTGTTGTCCTCGATCCCTAACTCATCGATATCAACATCATCTACACCGCGCTCTATGGCCATGGCATGCCCTTCTTGAGTTTACTTTTCCTCAGTATCGTGGCCACTATCCGCATACAAGTTATCGAATATACGATTCACATCAAGCGTGTAATCCAAGTCCGACTTGCTGTAGTGAATGTGCTGAGAAGGCTTGAAGTCAGGTGC